CGCGTCAGAACTCTGGGTGGCCATACTTCCCAGCCCCAGACTGGTGCGTGCTCCTGCTGCCGTCTTTGCGCCGGTACCGCCCTGAGCAAGTGTGATCGCTGTTGTCAGTCCGTTCAGGCTGGTTATGTCGGCGTTAGCCCCCTTCTTCGCCAGCGATTTCTGACCGGGCACGGTAACGGGCTGACCATTGATGGTGATGGTCACATCTCCGCTGCCGTTCATCACGTCAGCAAAGCCGCCCATGTACCGCTGGTACATGCTGAACGTCTCGGCGATATCCTGTGCAAGGCCATCCACGCTCAGGCTGTCGCTCAGCAGGATGGCAAATTTTGTCCCCGCAGGGATCGCAGGCGAGGCCGCAGGCGACACGGTCAGGCCGGTCGCGCTGTCGACTGAGGTGATCTGGAAAGCCTGCGCCGGGCTGGTCAGTGCCAGCACCGTGCAGCCGTTACGGATGAGGGAGCCTGCTGCGGTGAAATTCGTGCCGGTGCCGGTCAGCGTGTTGCCGCTGACTGCAATAGAGCCAGTTGTGTAAATCATGTTTTCTCCGGGCATGGCGCCAGAATACGGCGCGCATATAAACGATCGATAAAGTCGATCAATCAGGAAATATTGATCTGTTTAATCTATTTAGCGCCTGACCAGGCGGCCAATAGAATGGATTCACATCCATACGGTTCAGGGAATAAAGATGAAAATGATTAACACTGCGGCGGTTGTGCTGGTTTCGTTAATGGCATCAGGCTGCGCCAGCAACACGCCCCCGCTGTGCTATAACGAGGCTGTGGTGATGAAAAAACGGGTTTCGGTTCCGGTATTCGGCATAAGAAAACCGGTCAGCACCACCGAATATCTCTCCGGCGGCAGCTTCGGTTATCAGTGGGTTGAGCGGAGTGCTTTTACAGACGCTTCGGCCTGCGACAGGCTGCCGGTGACTGAGTGACAGTATCAGGTGATGCCCAGCGCATTTTTGTAGTACTGGTCATAGAACCGGGTGTCGATATACCCGACACCGCCGCATGCCCACCCTCTCATCCTCCTTCCTTCATCGGGGTTGCTGATATAGGTGCTCTGGAATACTTTCCCGACCTGCACTTTATACGTCGCCCCGTCTTTTCCCGCTGAAGCACACATGAAATTGCTGTATCCCGTCGGATATGCCGGGTCCTGAGGCACGAAGATATGTGACGTGACACTCGATGACACCGCCAGCGGCGTGGCGCTGGTGATATCCCCGTTAGTCAGTGGAATAACCTGCAGCGGGAGGCAGTTGCTGTGCCAGACCATCCGTCCGTCCCGGTAGAGGAAGAAGCCATAATCCGGGATATTCGCGAGAATATTCGAAAAAACATACACCCGGCTCCCGGTCTGGTTACTTGCCGCAGTGGGAAACTGCAGCGCGTGATACCCGCTGGCCGTGACGGGCTTCCACCAGCACAAATCCATCGCCTCACCGGCGTGACGGTGAAAACACATTACCGGGTTACCGGCCGGAACCTGCGTCTGCACGGTCCGCGCACCGGCCGGCACATCTATAATCTGGCGCAGGCACAGCGGCACATAATTCGGAGCCAGCTTGACCGTCCTGACCCCGTTTATGTACTGGAACAGCTGGAAGCCGAAGTAGTCACTCTGCGTGCCCGCTACCGGGCTGCCGTACACAATAAGGGTGACGGCATTATTGACGTTCCACGACACGGTTAATCCGCTGACACTGACGCTGTAGGTCGCGCCCGTTAACTGCCCTCCCATAAAATCATTCACAATGGCATATGTCAGCGACACACCGGAAAGGGAGTAGGTCTTGCTCCCTGTGCCGGTAATGGTGATGACATCCAGAACATAACTGGCCGCCATGGCGTTGATGGCGTCAAAGCTGGTCCCTGTAATAAACATCTGCATTATAAGCGTTGCCCCATAACGGCTGCCGGCCGGTTTTGTGCATCGTAAGAGATGATACGGTTATTCGTTATCTGCATGCGTCCCTGGCCTGATACCGCGCCGTTGACCTCAAACGTCCCGTCCGCCTTCATGATGGTCCCGGTCTGCCCCGCCACGTAATTTGCTGAATACCAGGAGCCCACGCGAGCGAGGGTGATCGACGCGTAATTGATGAAGGCCTCGTTGATGAAGGTCTGCCCGTTCTGCACCAGGAACGGCAGGCTCACCGTCCCGCCCGCCTGCGACATCACGGCGAAACGGTCGGCCAGAAACAGCACCTGCGACTGCATGCCAGAAGGCGAGTTCTGCACACCGATCCCCATGCCCGCCGCGTACTGGCGGCCATTGGCATCCACACCCACCTTGATGCTGTACATCGCATTCAGGTTATTGTTGATGTCGGCAGAAACCTGAGCATTCTGGACGATTGCCGCCTGCTGACCGTTTACCGTCACTGACAGGGAGTTGATTTTTGTCGCCGAAACCTGCGAGAAGTCAGCCATGGTTTTCGCAAAGTCGGTGGTGTTTGCCGTGCCGGCGCCGGAACTGGCATCCATCGACCTGAGCGACTCCGCGACAGCCTGGCTGGCATCGGCCATCACGTTATCAACACGCTCAATCCCGGCCTTGTTGTCGCCGTACTGCACGCTGAGCCGTGTGCGATCATTAACCTGCGCCAGCGTGGTGGTGATCAGCGCGATGGAGTTGCTCTGTATTCCCCCTCTGATGTCACTGCCGTCTATGCCCGCGATCTCTGCCGATATCTCCTCAAAACGTGAGGCAGTGGATGAGTCCAGATCCGTCACGGTCTGCGTCAGCGCTGTGACACTGGCTTTGTTCTCTTCCGTCTGCGCGGTAAGCTGATCGACAGCTGTCGCCCGGGCCTCGGTTTCGTTTGCCAGCGCCTGGCGCACTTCGGTGATGCCGGCGGCGTTCTGATCCGTCTTTGCCTCCAGGCGGATCACATCCGTAACGCGCGCCTCTGTTTCGGTGGCGATAACTTCGCGCAGCTGCTCAAATTTCGCGGAGTTAGCGCCCTGCTGGGCTGACTGGCGCACGACGACATCCGCGATCGCCAGGGCATTACCGATAATGGCTTCTGCTGTCTGGCGGTTTGCGCCTGCCGCCTCAGCAAGGCCGTCGGCATTCTGCCTCACTGCCTCTGCCAGTTCCGCGACCGCCTTGCTGCTCTCAACGGCGTTCTCGATGAGGTCTTTGAAGAGTTCGGTATCCTTGATCTGCGCGAGCACCGCCTCTGTAATGTCGGTCACATCGGTGCTGGACTGGCCGCGGACCCAGTCGGTATACCCGGATTCGTTGCCGGTACGGTCCACCAGCTGCGCGCGGTACCAGAAAACCTGTCCGGCCTTCAGCCCCATCTGCTGATATTTGCGCAGCGGATAAGGCACGTCGGCCAGCAGCATGGCATCGTCGGCACTGCCGGTCAGACTGTACTGAATTTCCGTCTTCAGCGTGTCGTCGGTATTCGCCGGGAAGCCCCAGTTCAGCTCGATACCAAACACCACGTTTTCAGAAGCGATGAAGCCCACCGGCTTCGGGGGATTGCCCACTTTCCCGGTGAGTGTGACCTCGGCAGATGTCGCCCATATCGACGAGACATCGCTGGCGTTGACTGCCCGCACCCGCACCAGATAACGCCCGGCGTAGATACCCGGCACCTCGAATCCCTGAGAGGAGGTGCGGGGCACGCTCACCCAGTTGCCGCTGTCGCGTCGCCACTCAGCTTCGTAGGCGATTGCCCCTTTGACGGGTTTCCATGCCGCACGCATGGTGGTGATCGCTATGTTCTGGCTGACCGTCGAATAGCTGTCGATGACGATATTTTCCGGCGGCGCCTGCACGCCGGGCGGAATCACGCTGACCGGCCGTTCATCGAGCCGGGCGCCGGTATCGACCGCGGCGTAAATATCCGGACTGTACGTCGCGCCGGTCACCTCGAAAGTGCCGTCATCGTTGTCACGGGTGCCGGTTACGCGAAAGAGCGCGATAAACAGATCGTCAGCATCCACACCCCAGCAGCACTCCGCCTCAGGCGTTTCACTGTATGTAGTGGTGACGGTGACGATATTGCCGTTAACCGCCTGCACGGTCCGTGCCTGCGCCACACCCGAGGGCAGGTTGAGGAAAAGCCGGTTACCGGCCCTGACATCGGCGGCACGGTCGAGCGTGATATTACGACCGCTTACCGCGCTGACCCTGCCGCCAATCACCCTGCCGGCCAGCTCGTTCGCGGCCACGCCGATCACTTCCCCGACAGGGGGAACATCCATACCCGTGCTGAAGGTCACCACCTCACCGATGCCATTCGTGAGCAGCGCCCAGCGCCCGCGCCGGTTTGCCTCTGCCTGCCGGGTGCAGCCGATAGCCGTCATTTCGAGCTGGCTGTAATCGAAGCGCATCGCCAGATCGTTGTCATAAACCACTTCCGGTGTGTCTTTGTAGTGATTCGCCGGATCGGACCAGTTCACCAGCGCGGCGGTGTTGCGGGTGGTTTCGCTCGGATCGGCAAAGGTAAACTTGCCGTCGACCACACTGGCGTGGTTGTAGATGTGCCAGATATCGCGGGGCATATCGGCCAGCACATACAGCTTGTTGTCGCCCCAGTAGGTCATACCACGGAAAATGCCAGCCAGGTCGCGCAGCACCGTCCAGGCGTCATTGCGCTCCTGGATGTAGACATTACACCGGAAGCGCGGCTCCTTACCGCTGCCGCCTTTGCCATCCGGTACCGGCTGATCGCAGTACTGCGCGATGCGGTACAGCTCCCATTTATCAATCTGGGTCGCATCAATCCTCTGACCAAGCCCGAAGCGCTCATTCAGCACGATGTCGTAATAAATCCACGCCGGGTTATCAGTCCACGCCCATTTAAACCCGCCTTCCCAGGTGCCTGAGTAGGTTCGCGTGTCAGGGTCGTAAGTATCAGGCACGCGAATAATGCGCCCCTTCGGATTGCACACCACCTGCGGGATGCCGTTCGGGAACTGCTTCGCATCAAATTCAATGTAGAGCAGCGCCGTGTTGGGGTAACGCAGCTTCGCATCGATGATCTCGGTGACCGCCTCAACGCGCATACTGTCCACAACATTCACTGTCGTTGAATCCGGTGTAATCCGGCGCACGCGCAGCTGCCAGCCGGTTGTGGCTTTCGGCAGGTCGATACGGTGACTGCGCTCATAGAGGGTGGTGGTCTTGTCATCGACAGCGCCTTTAACCACGGGCGTGTATGCACCACCGTCGACCGACAGCTCGATCGCATACTCAACGCGCGTACCCACCTTATCGCCGTTATCTTTCTGGTTCAGCAGCGAGGGCCAGCCGAGGCGGATGCGCAGTGCTGAAAGCTGGGTATTGGAGACGGAACGGACATACGGCACGGCAGCTTTAAGCTCATAGGCGACCTGCAGCTCATTCTCAACGCCGGGAAAGCCCTGAATGTAGGTCTGATCCTGTGTGCCGGAACGAAACTCGTATTTGACGTTGTTGAAGTTGTAACTGCCGTCGGCATTCTGCAGCGGGGTATATGAGGACGCGTCGCCAAGATAAATACTGCGCCCGTCCAGGCCGCCGGCGAACTCCCCTTCGCCGAGCGCGACGAGGATTTTGGCTCTTGCTATGGACTGAATACTGTCCGGGGCTTCCACCGGCGTGCGGGTTTTGTTACCGCCCCCCTTCCGCCCTTTAATCACTGTGTTCGTCATATCGCGCCCATAAAAAAACCGCCCGCTGGCGGCTTAAAGTAATCACGTACCGGCTTACTGCTGATCTTCCGCGTAAATGCCGGCTGAAATGACAGCGCCCCCGATCTCCCGCTGGCCATAAAGAAGAGGCACCGGGTTGCCGCTGGCGGTGGTGTTGACCGGGCCGCCGAACGCATAGGAAGGCTTGTTATCCGGATCCTGACGCATCCTCATCCCTGCCACCTGTGGTGACAGCAGCTGAACTACGCCGCCCAGCGCCATCGATGCACCAACCAGCGCAACATTCAGCGCAACCCCTTTACCGATGAGCCCGGCTCCGGCAGGGCCAAGGGCGATCCCCCCGGCAATCAGGGCAGCTCCGAGCACCGCCTGGAAAATGCCGGCACGCTTGCTGCCGCGGATGACCGGAATAATGCGCAGCTCATCGCCGGGGCCGAGAAGCGAAAACTCTTCCTGACCGATGTTGCGGCGATCGCGGAAGATGACGAAATCGAGCCCCCTGGCGCGCGCCTCGCGGAGATAATCCTCAAAGCCGTCCACCGTGCTGGACAGCGCCCTGAAAACCTCGCTGGCAGAAGACAGCGCCCGGTGGTGCGTGCGCCCGAAGCGCTGCGCCATCGACCCGCTCAGTTTGATAACGGTTCGTTTTTCCATTACATCAGGTCCTTGTACCGTAAAACTTTGATGGTGCGATCACGGTAATAGCCGCCATAGGGAATGCGCTGGCTGAGCTGCCCGTACAGGTGGTGCAGCAGCATGTTGCCTTCCAGCAGGACGCCGGCATGATTCGGCACGCTGGCCTGCACCTGCATGATGACCATATCGCCGGGCTGCTGGGGACCGTCGAACTCCCTGAATCCGCATGCGTACCAGTTATCCATATAGAGGTTTTCGCCCTCCTCCCACCAGTGGCGATCAACGCTGTAGTCGGGCAGGTTGATATTGTGCTCGATGCGAAAATAGTCCCGGATAAGGGACCAGCAGTCAGCGTGCCCGAGCACAAACTGACGCCCCGTCAGCGGGCGATCGCCGCGCGGCATGATGGTGCGGATATCGCCTTCAGGCCATGAAGCGATCACCCACGGCACTTCGGTCGCATCACACATCAGCATGTCGAGTTCACTCGGCTGCGTCGTGGCGCCGTCGCCGGGGTGGCTGTGCACCACGGCAACCACCGTGCCCTGCTCTTCGGCTGCCGCGTAATCCTCCGGTGACAGTTCAAACTGCTCCTCCGGGGAGGTGGCCAGATTCCGGCAGGCGACATACTTCTCAACCCGTCCCTTCTGGATCACCACACCGCAGCATTCAGCCGGGAACGCCTGCGCCGCATGCGCCAGAATCTCGCTGATTGTCTTGTCCCGCATGTTACCCCCTCAGAAGTGACGCACCCGGAAAGCCGCCATAATCGAGTTCATTGTTGGCGCCGAACCGGGGTTTACACCCGGTCGACAACAGGCCTGAGCACACGTCCTTCGAAGGATCATCCACCCGGTTGCCGTCCTTATCGAACCAGCCATTCTGCCCGGCATAGGTACAGCCGTTGCCGGTTTTGTACCACCCGCGCATGCACCAGGTGCACATGGGCTGGATCTGCCGCGTGGGGATGAGCTGTCCACGAAGATCTGCCGGGCTGGACAGTTCAAACTCCACGGTTTCATCATCCGAGCTGGATTTACGGTCGATGTAATAGACCTGTTTGCGCTCCTCATTCGGATTAGCACCCGGATTGCCGCCAGCAAAGTTACGGGCATCAAGGTAATGAGCGAAGGTCTCGTGAATAATCACTTTTGCCTTTGCCATTCCCTGAAAGCGACGACAGAGCGCGCCTATCGTGCCGGAGATATTTGCCACGGTCAGTGTCGGGCGGGCGCTCTGCCCGTCGCTGCTGACGGACAGGCCTGTCAGTTCAAAAGGCCACGCACCGTACTCCAGCCCCTGCCACCAGACCGATTTCGGCTGGAGCTTCGACGCATCGCCGCCCGCAGCAATGATCTCGGCCTCTGTGTGAGGGAGGGTTTCGTTATGAAACCGCAGAATGCCGGCGCCGAACGCCTCGCCGTCAACCTCGATAAGGCGGACACGGCTGCCCGGCTCCAGTTTCTGGACATCAGATGAAATGCTCATGGATGGTATGCCTGAATGAATGTGGTGCTGAGGGTGTAAAGATCTGCGCCGTGGGTGGCTATCTGAACAGATTCAGACCGCCATAACCCCGCGGACTCCAGGGGCGGCTTCCAGATGAAGGACTTCCAGCCGGCGTGCCGCTTCAGAAACGCCTTTATGGCCTGGACATACGCTTCATCGCCAGTAAAACTCACGCTCCATTGCGATGTGACCGGGTTGATACCGTCCCCGGCCACCTGTGCATAATTATCCCCGAACTGCGCCTTACGGGTGCGGAAACTGGTATCAGCCTGCGCCGCCACCTTCGGGCACCAGGAGAAGGTCTCAACTGCCATATCACGCTCCTTTTAAAAGCCGCCATAATGGGGATCCGGGCATGCTGGCCTGCTCATTAATCACCGTCACGATTGCATCCTTGAGTTGCCTGCCGGCAGATGCGGCTGCCCCCTGCCCAGCCGTGGATTGCGCACCGCCGTTGATGTTGATATCGCCAAACGACACGGACGGGCCACCGCCGGAAAACTGCGGCGCGCCGACTGCGCGTACGCCGAGCGAACCATCCGCTGCGCGCGTGAGCGGCATAATCGCCTCCGGACCGGCCTCACCAAACACCCCGGCCCCTTTCGCAAACGCAAACAACTGCGGGGTCTGGTAGACACCACCGCTGTAGGCACTAAGGGAGGGTGAGTCGTAGACGCCACCTTTGGCGTTGAAGGTGAAGTTTGACGCGGCGCTCTGAATGGCCGTTCCGCTGCTGGCCGTTGCGGCGGATGAAGCACCAAAGCTGAAGAGTGAGCCGAGAGAGCTCGCGGCATTCGCGACCATCATATTAACGAGAACGGTCTCGATAATTTTCAGCACGTTCATGCCCCAGTCCTTCCAGCTGTCAAGATTGCCGTTGAGCATGTCGGTAATGGTGGTCACCGCCCCGCCCATGGCCTGCTTCATGCCGTCGGCAGCCATCGCGGAATAGTCCGTTGCCTCGTCCACCCAGTTCGCATAGCCTTCAGACATTCCTGTCAACCAGTCACCGCGCTGCGCATCGGAAGCGGTGTAATACCCCTCCTGGTCGCGCAGCCGCTCTTCCAGATAGCGTTTGTTGAGTGCCAGCCCCTGCTGGTAGAAGGTTTCGTCAATGTCCCCGGCCTGCCGCTGCCGGAGCAAATCGGTATTCTTCTGCTCAAACTCCTTACGGATATTAAACTGCTCCTGCATCCGCTCACGGAACCGGGTGCCCTGACCGTAACCAATGAGCTGCGCATCATTCGCCGCCCTGGCGCTGGCGTTGCTGTCAGCCAGATTCGCCTCGTAATTACGCAGCTGCTCACGCAGTTTTACCTGATCGATTAATGCGGCGTTGCGCATCAGTTCAGCCTTCTGCGCCTTGTCCAGCGTGGAGAGCTCACCTTCAACCACCTGGTATTTCACCCTGGCAAGTTCGGTGCTCTGGCCCTGCAGGGCGATCTGCTCCTTCTGCTGCTTAATCATCCTTTTATAAGCATCAGCGGCCTTTTCTTCGTCCGTCTTTGGCCCTTTGGGCTGCTTCTTGTTGGCCTCGTTATTGCGCCACTCTTCAAGCCCGTTATTGATGTACTCAAGCCGGTTGGTCTGGAATTGCGGATCAGTCGTCAGGCCGAGCTCATCAGCAGCATAGCCAAGCCGTGCGCGCTCTTTTGCCTCGCCTTTCAGGCGGGACAGGGCCAGCTCGCGGCGGCTTTTTTCGAGCGCATCGGTCTGTTTCTGTGAGGCCTCAGCCTGAGGTACACGCAGGGGTGCCAGTGTCATTCCCTGACGGGCCATCAGTAACTGATTGCCAAGCCCGAGCAAATGGTTAAATTTTTCATGCTGGCCGTTCATCATCAGCAGAGACTGATAAGCTGCGTTCTGGTGTGCCGCCTCCTCCCTAATCAGTGAAACCCGACGGTACTGAAATCCCTCGAGTGCTTGTTGAATGGAGGCTGCTTTCTCCTGCATCTGAGAAAGTCTTTCCTGTTCAACTGACAACTGCTCAGTCGCAGTAGACAGTTCATCAGTTACAGTCTTCATAGATGTAAGGTGGTTTATCATGAAACCACCTTTAGTTGTCGGGCCAGGGTTATTGATTAGATACTGCGATCCGGCAATTTGTACTTTCAGACTTTCGATTTTGCTTTTTTGCTCATCAATAAGCCTGTTCTGTTCATCAAGAGATTTTTTTGCTTTCTCTCCATTATCTGAAGCTTCCGGCAGAGACATTTCCCTGGTCTTTTTGCTTACCTCATCTATCGTTCTGCCATATTCCACAGCTGCGCGGCGGGCTTGCTCCTGATTTTGATACGCCGCATACCACCCACCAGCCACTAACATAAGCAGGCCGGGATAGCCGCCGATAATTCCCAGTGCGCTATTCATGAGCCGCGATCCGACTGCCGTGACACTGTTTAAATTGCTTTGAGTCGAGACGCGATTAGCCAGGTTCCTGTCACGCGCGGCCTCTGCCTGTGCCAGTCGCCGTTCAGCAACTGCCTGAACATCCGCATTCTTAGCAGCTGCCAGACCTGCCTGAGCACGCTCAAGCGCTGCTCTGGCTCTGACTTTCTCTGTTGCTGTGCCTCCGGCAAGAGCCGTCGTGAGCCTGGCCTGAGCTGCTGTTACCCTTGCCTCTGCAGCCGCTACTTTTTCCTGCTGAGCAGCCTGAACATCAGCGCTCTTGGCTCTCTGCAAGGCTTGCTGCGCGCGATAAACATCGGCTCTGGAAGCCGCTACTGCTGACTGGGCCGCTTTGTCTTGAGCTACAGCCAGGGCAACTTCGGACTTAGCAGCAGAGATCAAAGCACCTGTGGCACTTGTGGCGCTGGTAACAATTCCGCCGAGGTATTTAGCCAGACCAACCCCCACCAGGGCGCCTGCGACTGTGGTGATGGTTGACATATTGTCAGCCACGTCACTCAGAGCACCGCTGACCGCAGATGAAGTAAAGGAGTCCAAAGTCTGGGCTACGCCATCAAGTCCACCGGACAGCGCATCCGTGGCACCCGTTGCTGCGTTAACACCACCAACCCATCCCATGAACGAGTTAGTGACCTTTTGCAATGAGCCTGAAACAGTTTGCGGCATCGTTGCAAACTCACCCTGTAACGCCCCGAGCTGACTCATTAGTGCTGGCACCACTTTATCGATCGTCAGCTTTCCCTGGTCGGCCATACTTTTGAGGTCTTTGCGCGCAACGCCCATGCCTGTAGCAAGGGCGCGGATGACACGATCACCCGCCTCGTTGACCGCATTAAACTCTTCGCCACGCAATACGCCCTGCGCAAGTGCCTGACTAAACTGCGTAATAACAGAACTTGACTCCTGCGTGCTGGCGCCGGAAAGCTTGAGCCCCGTTGAAACGGCTTCGGTAATTTTGAGCACTTCTTCCGAGCTGTAGCCATACTCGCGCATTGATGCCGCGGCCCGTGCAAAAAGAGAGGCATTATCAGAGAACGCTGTACCGGTTCGCTGACTGATCTCCATAAGCTGACGTTGCGATGTCGCAAAATCATCAGCCGAAGACGAAGCCTGTTGAAGGCGAGCATTCACGGAGTTCCATTCATCCGCAATCTGCACCAGCTTCCCGGTAGCAAAAGCCGCAGCGGCGGCAGCGGCAGCTTTACCTGCTGAGGCGAAACCATTAGTGAGATCAGATAACGCCTTTTCACTTTCTTTAGCGGCCGCCGCCGCCTGGCGGCCTCCCGCCTGCATTGTCCTGTAATAGTCGGAGCCCATGCGAGAGGCGCGGGTGATCTCACTCTGAAATGAGCTGGAGTCAGCAGAAATTTTTATAATAAGTTCGCGAAGCGTTGCCATTACCATTCTCCGGACGAAAAAAAACCGCCGGAGCGGTTTCTTATTCTTCTAGACCAGCCTTTTGCCTGGCCTCTCTTAAATATTCTTCATCTGATTTAATTAAATTTTCGTGGTTGCTTTTGTCTGTTAAATCACTTCCACAATGCTTACATTTAATTGCTTCAGATTTAATTAATTCGGCACAGAAAGGGCACTTTTTCATTCCCTCAAAAGCGATAAGGTTCTTTTCTTCGGCTTCCGCATCTTTGCGGATAACCAATGAATGAACTAATGCAATGATGAAAAGCAAGGTTCCATAAATCCACCACGCGAAAAAAGAATGCCCTTTGCTTTTAGCAATAAGAGCAGGAATAACGCCTAACACTGCAGCGATAAGAAAAAACTCCATGGATACCCCCTTCAAATAGAGGGAACAATCCTAATCCCTGAGGTTAAGAAAGTCACTTGGTTGCCTCCGTAAGCGCCTCCTCAAGCCCGGTAAACGGATCCTTGTCTGTTTGCTGCTCTTCTCCCCCCCACTGCAGAATGGCATCAGTTAACGGCACTTTTGCACCCTGAGAGCCATATACGGCAGAGACGATCTGCGCCGCCTGAATATCGCTGCGAATATCGCCGACCGGACTTATCCTGTCGTATTCAATCCACATCAGCATTTCACTGGCCGTCATGCTCTGCCTGAGCTCTGAAAGCGTGCGCCCCATACGGAGCGCAAGCGACATCAGGAATTTAACGCCGGGGGTGGCGACTTTTCCCGGGCATCATCCCCGGATGCGATCAGATCGAGTGCCTGTTTAAGCAGACGAGAATGCACGGGGCCATAGATGGCACGCACTTCCTCTTCATCGTCCCGGGTAAAAACCTGCTGCTTGTCCTCATCGCAGAGCACATCGAGAAAAAGCGCGACATCAGCGCGCAGGTTGCGGTTCGCGCGCTCCGACACCGAAAGCTCTTCAGCCCTGATGTCAGTTCCGGCGATCTCCTGCCAGCGCAGCCAGGCTTCACCGGATGGCTCGCGCAGAACAACATTCACACCGCCCCATTCGGGCACGGTGACGGTTTTATGACGAAACCCGGAGTGTTTCGCCAGGGCAAGATCTTTAATGGACATGATTTTCCTTACGAACCGGATTCGATGTTTTCAGGTTTGCCTTTCAGGCGCAGAGAGAAGGTGGCCGCGACCACACCGTTGGTACCGGATGACCAGGTGTGCTGACGCACTTCAGCCAGAAAACGGAAGCCTTTACCGGACGGGAAGATAACCTGAAAGGCATACGTGGTGTCGTTGTCATATGCGTCACGCAGTGCATCCTGCGCCGCATTTTTGAAGAAGTTACCAGACAGAGAAATCTCCGACTGAGCCGGCAGGCCGTTGATGTTCTCCTGTTCGGTCGAGCACAGGGTGGTGACGTCGATGTCCTGTTTCTGGCCACCGGTGAACTGGACCTCTTTGAGCGTGCAGCTCAGATCAAGATAGTCGGCACTTGCCATCGTATCTTTCGTTGCCGGCAGCGAAGAGATCAGGATCTTCGTTAACTGCGATTTTTCATAAAGTGCGGACATAGCTGTCTCCGGATATAAAAAAACCGCCTCGCGGCGGCCTGGGGTTAAGTGGGTAGGGATTACTGAAGTACGTGGACTTCTGCCGTTGCACGGCGCAGGCCTGTTTCGGGCTCGTAACCGCCGGTCTTGCTCATGCGGGTGAATCCCAGCGGCGTCAATGCGGCGATCGCCTGTTCACGCAACGCGCGGGCTTCATCCACTGAAGACGCGTAAACATCCACCTGCAGGGCTGTGTCTTCCTCCGCCGGACCGCAGAAGGTGTCGCCATAGGTCTGAACCACCAGCGTGAATGTGATCCACGGCGGCGCAACTGCCGGTTCACCCTGGGTGTTAAGCGGCACCACGCCGGGGTAAACCTGTCCGTCGGCCAGCGCGCCGATCAGCGAGTAAACGTCGGCCTCGGTCATTTTGAAAGCACCCTGTCGATCGCCGCATTGGCTTCGGCGAACGCGGCGTTTACCGCATCCTCTTCACGTGCCTCATAGGCAGGTCTGACGAACGGCACGGGCGGCATGGTCGAGGTACCCATTTCGATAAAGCGCCAGTAGTAGGCATTACGCGGATCGCTGGCTTTCATCGTCTTGTCGCTGGCGCCGGTGCGCGGGTTGGTACCACGGATATGAACACCGGAAGATATCGCCCCGTTGCGCTCACGCTGCGTCAGCACGACGATATTCTTTTTGAGTTTCCCCGTTTTCACCGGCGCGCGGCTTACTGCCTCATCTTTGAAAATGGTTGCCCCGGCACGCGTGGCATCGCGCATCACCTTGCGGTTTTCCGCTTTGCTGAGCGTGGCGAGATCTTCCGACAAGTCGAGCAGACCGGAGAAATCGAGGCTGGTACCTATCATGGTTTTACCCCCTGTTTGCAGAGAATTTCGAGCTGAGTGCACCCGGCGTCCGGGATGGGCGGCCCTGTCACTTCCAGCGTCAGGCCTTTGAAGGCACCACTTTTAACGCTCAGACGTGATGCGGCTGAAATGTCGCTGCGGTACCGGACCCAGACCCGGACAGTCGCTTCGGCTTTTTCAGCGCCGGCAGAGATGATTTCCCGTCCACTGATGCCTTTCACCTCAGCCCAGACAGTCTTTCCCTCCTGCCATTCCGGTTTAACATCACCGGAGGGGGTGCGGACGGGAACGGAATTCATAACGGTAATTTGGTCGCGCAAGCGCCCAGCGTGCATAACGCCTCCGGTCAGAGAATGGTGGGGCAGCGAAGATCGTAGATAAGCATTGTGACCGAGAACGGCAGTTCCCCCTGTTGTAGCTTCTCTTCCTCTTCACCGCCGCGGTTGCGGTCGAGCCAGCCCAGCAGCATAAGCAGCGCTGTCTGTGTGCGCCGCAGCGGCTCGCCCTCAATGAGATCACCATTACTGTCAACAATCCGGTCACGGCTGCCCTGGACATAAGCGAGAATGGCTGCGCTACCGGCCTGTATTTTCAGCTTAAGATCGTCATCACCGGCATCAGCATCTATGCGCAGGTGGTCCTTTGCCTGTTCGAGACTCACGAGTTCAATCACGTTTTATCCCTCCCGTCACGCCCGCGCTTGGTGGCAAGTGTCCAGCCTTTTGAGCCCGTTTCGCCGGGTTTATCCTGCGTCGGTTCGTCGCAGTGCCAGAGCGAACCGCCCCATGTCACCGTATCGCCGGGCAGATAGTCCTGATCGGATTTGAAAACGCCCTGGTAAATCATGACCGGAACGTCAAACGATTTGGTTTCGCTGCCGCCGCTCGCGCGGTTAACCGTCAGGGTGAAACGCCGCTGATCTGAACGCTCAATGTCAACGCCCGCCACGCCATCCACCACACATTCCCAGCCACGCATGCCATGCGTTTTTTCATAGGCGCGCCACAGCCCGCCGTTATGGGTAGCGTAAGATCCGCGCGGGTAACTTTTGCCCTCATCAATAAAGGGAAGCAACTCCAGCGCCAGCGCGTCGCGACCGTCCTCGCCATCTCTGGCCGGTTCGGGTGCAGGTAGTGCTGCAACGGCTTCGCTGATCAGTGCCTTGACATCAGGCAGAACCGGCATTGATTCCGTAACAAGCGCCTGCAGCATCGGCTGCACATCGTCAGGCGTGAGGCTCCTGCCGTCCTGCGGTACCGGGATTGCCGCTACGGCGTCATCCACTGCCGCTTTCACGGCCTGTTGCAGCATCTCAGGATCGTAATCCTTGCCGTCGCGGGGCACGGGCATCGCGCTGACTGCCTGCTCCACCATCTGCTGCAGCATGGGCGCCACGTCATCTGGTGTCAGGCTTTTGCCGTCCTGCGCAGGTGGTATGGCGGCGACGGCATCACTGACCATAGAAGCAATATCTGGCAGCTGCGGCAGCTCTGGCTCAGGCAGCTGAGAGACGGCGTCCCGTACCATCGCCGACAGATCCGGCGGTTCTGCGCTTTTGATATCTGCGATATGCTCTTCGAGGCGGGTGAGTTTTACGTCGAAGGCCTGGCGATGCTCCTCGAGGCTTTTATGGAATCCTTCCCGCATGCCATCAAGAACAAGACCGAACTCCTCGCCCAGTACTTTGATGAGAGTTAATTCACGTTCATTCATTTGGTAAGCAATCCTCTGAGCATGGCTTTTGCTGCCGCCTGCTCTGCGTCAGACAATGCCTTTCCTTCATCACTGACTGGCTGCGCCGCTGCGCTCTTTTTGCCGAACGGATCGTCAGAGGCATCGCGTCGCGCCAGCGCACCCAGGCTGAAATTCTGCTGCTGCAGATACAGCTCATCACCGCCCGTCACCGGCGGCAGGTTTTCACTGCGCCGCGCCTCATTCGGCGTGAGGATAGTGTTTTTGACGCCTTCACCCAGCGTTTTGATACGGCGTTCACTGTCCATACGCAGCAGAGCGCTGACGTCAAACTCGGTACCGGCATCGTCTTCCAGTTCGAAGGCCTCATCCAGAAGCAGCTCGATCGACTCAATCAGCGTCTGGAGACACTGCGAGTAATACTGCTGCTCCAGCGCCTCGATGTTGTCGTAAGAAGGAAGATCACCGACACCGGCTTTATAGGCCGGGACGTGAAACGTTGAGCAGACAATTTTTTCTGACATCTGCAACTGCTCAACGACCTTCGCATCGTCAGCAGACATAGAAATGGGGTTGTATTTTGCGCCATTGCTCAGCAGCCCCGTTTTGCCCGCATTTTCGCCTGTATAGCCCGTGTCCCAGTTCGCTTTCAGTTTCCGGGCATTTTCATCAGTGATGGTGCCGGGCACTTCGATGACCCCGCTCGGCTTACTGCCGTTGCGGAAAAAGTGCGCTGAGTTTTCCTGAATATGGTGGCCCTGCATCGCAGCCAGGCCAGCCGCATAAATCGGTGAGAGACCGATTAGCGGATGAAACAGGCAATTGAAGCGATCGTGGATCACCTCGCGTGCGGGAACCGTCACAGAAGCCTCGACGCCCGTCATGTTGTCGGGGTTGATCTGGTAGAAAACAGATCCGTCATCCGCCACCAGCGGCGTCACTTTGTTCCAGTCCAGGATGCGCAGTTCGGTTATATCCCCGCGAGTATTCCGGATCTTCAGGACAACCGTATTCCCGTGGCAAAGCTTCGAGTTGAGCCAGCACTCGAAAAACTGCATCCGGTTCTGAAACGCATTCGGGCGTTTGTAAATCCTCGCCGGTGTACCGTTATTGTTTTCTTTCCAGATGCCGTTCGAGTCCCGGCGCATCAGCCGCAGGGGCATCTTTGAGATATCGCTTGCGATCAGCGATATGCAGGAAAACACAGCGTGAAAGGAAAGCACTGTCGTTGGTTTAATTTCCAGATTACGCTGCCAGGCACCCGAAAAAGGCTCACTGATAAGGGACATCCAGCCGCCGCGACTTGCTGGCTGCTGAAGTGCTTTTTCTCTTCTCCGGAAAGGATTCCACATCAGCCGTTCCCCGTATTATTTTTCTTTTTCCCGCCACCCGCGCGCTTTGCGCCGGTGTACTCAGCCATGCCCAGCAGCACCAGCACTCTCGCGCATGCATCGTCCACGTTCTTTTCGTCACCGGGTCTTGAGTCATGTGTGCGTTGCAGATACCTGATTTTTGCCATGCAATATGGCGGGGTTTTCCCCCGCCCTCCTGAGTGGATTAGCTGCCCTGGCCGGTACCGTAGTTCACACCGGAAATGACAGCCACCGCAGCGGTACGGCGACGCTTCCAGTTGATCCAGCGCTCTGCACGGATGGCCACGCTGTTGGTCTGCCACATCGATACCAGTTCAACACCTGTTGGCGTTACGCTGTCATGGGTCGGGGCAGATTCCATTTCCAGCGAGGCTTCGCTCGACATATCGACTGCCACCCCGCCTTCATCTGCCAGGTAAACATCGGGTGCGTTCACCAGCACCAGCTGATTGCCGACGTACTGGGAGACGATCGCCGGGAGTCCCTCGAAAACACCGCCGAACATATTCATTTCCGGATATTCTTTCTGCCCCAGCGCATTCTTACGTTTGGACAGCGCAAGCGCTGTTGAGCTGGACATCAGCCATACCGCACCGGTTGGCTGCAGGTTGGCGTTAATGAACACCTGAAATGCTGCAGTACTGTCATCATCCGGAATGCCGGTGCTGGGAATAGTCGGTGCGCCATTGGTGATAGAACCCGGCGAGACGCCGTTAACTTCGCCTTTAGTGGGGTTGACGAAATCCGCATCCAGGCGGGCGATGACCGCTTCAGCCAGGGAGTTACGTACCAGTACATCTGCTTTAGGGTTAGAAAAACGCAGAAGCTCTTCGGTCAGAACCGAAATTGCAGCTACTTTGGAGAAACCAAACGTGATGGTTTCGAAGTTGAAATTGGTCAGCGGTTTGGGCTTACCCTGTCCAACCCAGTCCGCAGAGCCACCAGAGGTCTGCACTGGCACACGAATGTTAAAAGGGACTTCGCGCAGCGACGGAATATTACCGGTACCGAATTTACCAATGATGGTCTGCGGTCGCAGGAACTCCACAAAGTCATTGGCAAAATCCTGATATTCAACCAGCGCGCCGGCCCACTGCGGATCGGTAGTTGTGCCTGCGCTGACAGCGGCCTTAAGAACGTGGTGAAGTTTGATATCTTCCGGATATTTGTTTTTGGCGATCTGCAGCGCTTCCGTTCGCGCGCCTTTGGCAGCAGCCAGAGCCTTGGTAAAGCGGGCAAAGGCAATACCTTTTTCCAGCTTCGGCTCAACACGAATGATGCCCGGCGCGGTCACCGTACTGACATCGCCACCGGCGGCTTTGCTCACCGGCTTTGCTGTCTGGGCGATGCTGGATTCCATATCGCGCAGTCGCTTCAGGTGCGCGTCGACGGATTTGATTTCGGAAGAAGTGTTGTCATAGGCCTCCTCTTCTTCAGCATCCAGCGTGCGGCCGTCTTCAGCGGCCTTCGTCATTACGTCAGAGAGAGACGCCGCCAGCGCCGCACGCTTCGCTTCAAAGCTTTTGATTTGTTCTGCGATATTCATCGAACTGTTTCCTTTTTTGGTATTGGTTTTGGGTGCTGTAGCGCCAGCGGGCTGGGTCGATTTCACTACCGGTTTCTCATTGCCGGACGCGGCGAGTAACTGGCGGTCATAAGACTTCACGGTATTGATGGAGCATTCGGCATTCGCCGGAATGGTCACGGCTGAAACTTCAAGAAGGTCCCAGGACAGAAAGCGGATCCCGCCCTCGTCCAGGAACGAATATTCAATGGGGCGGAAGCCGATGGAGAGCCCGCGCACCAGCCCGGCCTTAATGGATGCCCAGGCCTCATCGAGCCGGGCAACCAGCTGGGAAGGCATATCCGCGGTGGGCTTCACCAGTTTTGCGGTGATCTGCAGCCCTTCCTTCACCATTTTTGGGGTACAGGTACCAATGGGCTGGGACCGGTCGTGCTGCCAGAGAAACGGTGTGTCGCTGCGAAACTTCGCGCCCTCCGGCTCCATAATGTCCCCGTCACGATCCGGCGATGGCGTGGAGGCGATGCCGGTAATGATCCGCTCATCCTCGTTTACCGCTTTCACCGTCATGAGGGTGCATGCGCGCTTAAGCGTCATTTTGCTGCCTCCTGAAACGAAAAAACCCGCCGGAGCGGGTTGTTGACTGACATAGCTGTCATATGAAATGCACCTGATAATCCTGCTTCTTCGCCTCAGGGTTCAGCGCCATAAGCGAAACGGCATTAAACAACGCCATAAGCGGGTCGATCTTGCCCTTGCCGCTGGCCTGTTTGGTAATGAGGATCGCATTGCCTTTTGGCTCGACGCGGGCATTGCCCACGCACCAGGCCATCATGGGCTGCCCGGCATGCACCAGCACGCCTTCGGCAAGCTTGCGTTCGGTCGTTTTTATCGCACCCCCGAGGCGCCAGCCCTGACTGACGCCCACCACGGCATCAGCGGGGATCTCCGCCTCGATAAGTGCGTCGAGGATCTGCCCCACACCGGAGGGGTCAATGCCAATCTTGTCGAGCAGCTCGGCGGTGTGGATGCGGCTGACGTACTCTGCCACCTCTTCCGTGTCCTGCCCGACACGCTTCACAATGGTCAGGTCACCGGCTTTCACAAAGTCGTTAAACCGGGACTCCTCGCTTTTACGGCGCCGGATTGCTATTTCATGTGCCCAGGCATGACACCAGCAGAGCCACTCCCGCGTCTCGGCATCGCGCCCGACGGCACTGAACCCCAGCAGGTCATCAAGCCCGCCACCGTCGATGCCGACCGAGATCACCTCCGCGCGCTGCAGCAAATCGTTAAAACTCACCCGCCGCGCCTGCTGCTCCCAGAAATCGACGCCCGCCCAGCGGTCGCTGCGCAGGTTGAGACCAATTTCGATGTTGAGGTGTTTCGCCAGAAACTGCTGCAGCGTGCCGTCAGTTTTCGCCTGGTTCTTTCGCAGGTTATCGGCTATCCACTCCGGACTGACGGAAAGGCCGATGTTCGGGTTGGTGATATAGAAGTTTTCAGGCTGAAGATAAGCCTTGGTCTGGATCATGCTGTCCGGGAATTCGTAAAGGATCCCCAGCGTTTTCGGATCACTAATTTTGCCATCGCGCACATCGCGCCAGTAATCGAGGCGTTCCTTAAACACGCCCGCCGGCGGGTCATCGCTCTGCGTGGTGAGGTAAATCACCCAGCCTTCATTGCGCGATACCTGGCCGCCGAGTGCCTCCATAAACATCGCCTCTGCGTTGGCGCGTTTTCCGAAAAGCCAGAGCTCGTCGACGAGAATGCGGCCTGACTTTTTCCCGGAGACCGTGTCGGTATCAGCGGCCACCACTTTCAGGGTGTTTCGCGTGACCCGGTGGGTGATGGTGCGGATATGATCCTGAATCTGGAACATATCTGTCAGTTCTTCATCCGCACGGATCATGCCGGCGGCAGGTTTGAAGCTGTTGTCGGCCACCTCTTTTGTCGGTGCCAGAATAAGATGCTCCTCGTCCTCACGCCAGCAGAGAATGAGCGCGGTCAGCATAATGCCGGCGGCAATCGTCGACTTGGTGTTCTTCTTCGATATCAGCAGACCATATTCACGGATGAGCTGGTTACCGGTCTCGGCGTCGTACCCGCCAAAGATGACTTTCACAAAGTCGAACACCCACGTCTCGGAGCACTCACCGAACGTGGGCTTGCCGGGGAGGTCTGAAACACGGAGTTCGCGGAATATGCTCAGCGCCTGTTCAGCCTGGTCAGCGAAAATTGGCGGGGGAATGATGGACTCACCGTCGATGAGGCGGTTTTCCCAGTCGGTGCAGGCCGTGGACCACTGCGCCATGGATTACCCCTCTTTGTTGTTCACCACCAGCTTTGGCGGCGCCATGGATCCGAACTTGCTCGCGCCTGCGGCCACTTTTGCCGCAGCATTGCGCGCCTCTTTTTTGCCCGTCTCCCCTTTTTTGGGGTGAACATAAGGCAGCATGGCCTTTGCCGCATCCTTCCGTGTGTCAATGTCCTCAGTGGAGTCGTTCATCACTGCCATCAGAAATTTGAGCGGATCGTCATACTGACCAGCTGCCGGCGGCACTTCCGGCTGAGGGATTTTTTCCGGAGTGTTTACCGCTGGGGTATAAACATTTTTCCGGTACGCCGGCACCTCATCCACGGTGACGGTTTCTTGCTTTTTACGGGCAATAAAAGCGGTGACTTCCGGGTCTTTTGCAAGCTGCGACCCCTTTGACCGCGCGGATTTCTCCGAGTAGCCCGCCTTTACTGCCGCATCTTTCTGAGACATGCCGGACATCAGCGCCACCGCGAATTTTCGCTTCTGCGCTGTTAACATGTTTATACCCTCCAGAAGGGGATTTTTTCTCTGCGTGAGGGAGGGGGCGGTGTACAGGGTGATCGACCTTTTTTTTGAGCCCTCCCCCCCCGGTAATGAGAATAATTACCATTTCAAATGAAATAGTTACAAATGCAACTAATTTAGCAATTAAATGATAATCATTTTCATTTAAATCAAAATATGACCGTTCCCTGCCCGTCAGCGCCTTCCGGCACGGCATGTTTCAGGGCTTCATCATCCGGACTGGCCGTGGCTGCTTCGCGCGCTGATTTTCCGGCGTGGCATTCCTTACAGAGCGTCCAGAGGTTGCGCTCAGAGTTGTCGCCGCCGAACTGCAGCGCGATGCGGTGATCAAGCTCGCTCTCATGTAGATCAACAGCGCGTGAGCACATACAGCAATGCCCTCCATCGCGTACCCACAGCCGTCGCTTAAGCCCCACGCGCACACTGCCACTGATGCGCCGCTGCTCACCGTAAACGGGTTTGATGCGTCGGGTGTCCATGACCTTAAGCCGTGGTTTCAGGGTCGTTAGCTTAGCCATGTAACCTCCATGCCCGTCGCCGCTCGTGGCGGGGCTGACAATCGGGATGCCTCTCAACGGGATCACCGTCAGCATGATCCACCAGTGAGCAGCAGGGATAGATAACCGGGCCGCCGCAGGCATCGCCCACGGCGAAGTCAGCAGGCTTACCCGCGTCCCAGCGTGACAGCAGGTCAGGTAACAGTCCCGGCGGCACGCTGTAGCAGACAGCATGCATGAGACGCTGCATAGTGATGTGATCGGCACGGATGCGATCAGCAGCAATGAGCCTAGTCGCTATCTCAAGCTGGTACTGCGGCGGGCGGCCTGTGCCAAGGTAGAACGAGCACAGATGGTCAGGAAAGCAGTCCAGCCAGTCAGCAACCTTTTCCGCAAACTCTGCAACCGGCATCGCGTCGTCTTCCAGCACGACAACCCGACAGGATTGCCCTTCTGCCCACTCAAGTGCACGGCGGTGATTCCAGTTGGCACCCCTGTCGTGCTCGTCCACCAGCAGATGCGCGCCAAGAGAGTCAGCCAGCCTTTCGGCCTGCTCTCGCCGGGCGTGATGCCCCACCACAACGAATTTAATTTCTCCAGCCACCAGCGGTCTCCAATAAAAAAAGCCGCACGATGGCGGCTACTGTCTGGATATCAGGATATTACTTCGCTTTAACCCTGGTTATGGTAAGCATTCAGCCCGTCAGTGCTGGGGCACTGATGTATTCACTTACAGAGAGATTGGCTGTTTACCTCTAAAAGGAATGAAAATGACTTACGAATTCGAAGCATCGCTTTCACAAAATATGGATACTCCTGATGACACAACTTCTATACATGCCCTGAATGGTGCATATGCAGTGTTAGTCAGAACGTTGGATGACAAAATACCAGGGTTTGCTGATGAGCTCCTGGCAAATTTGGACCGTTTTTATAATCAAAACGAAGGTCAGCACTTTACACAGTTAGCCATCGCGCAAATTGGCGTCCGGGTTAAAACTTTAACAAGCGGACGAGGTTGATACCTCCACGTGTGACGATGACACTCTCCTTTGTATAATTCACCCGAGCGACCTGCTCATTGGTCGCTTTTTTTTATCTTCTTTTTTCAGGCATTCATTTCGCTTATGTGACATCACATACACCTCAACTATTTATGTTTCCAGAAAGCTATTTCTTTACCGATACCGTCAGATTTGAAAACAGTATGTACCTGCGGTCCGGTAACGATGCGATCGCCAAAGCGTTTAGCCACAATGCCAAACGCCAGCATATCGCCGACCGCTGCTGCTTTCTCTGTCTTCCAGAAACGGTGACATTCCAGCAGGTAATACAGCCGCACTATGCCGTGCGCAAACTCCATTACGTCAGCGCGAAGGCCGCCAAGCAGGCCGGCATTCAGCATCACATCGTCGCGATGCTCATTGAGAAAGTCCTGATAGACGCGCTCCGGGTGGTGCTGGCGTGCCCAGGCATCGGCATAGGTCTTTGGTTCAGAGCCGACATAAACCTTGCCCGGCACCATATCTGCCCACGGCTCCCGGAGCATTTCGACATCGGTACCGTCAGTGCACCAGACCAGGTGATATTCAGGGTGATCGCGCAGGTGCTGCCAGATATGGAGCCAGCGCCGGAAGTAAACGTTCATCTTCACGGCGGGTACGCGACACAGTTCAACATCTGCCGGTGTGTTCGCCAGCTCATCAGCCAGCACAACCCGTTTGCAACCGCTCAATGATGCAGACCATTTCGCCAGCATGTCAGGTGAGGCAGTCATTATGGTACCGCGCTGCGGGTCGGGCTCACTGGTCAGCAGCGTAGTGATCGCGACATTACGTTGCGGTCGATACGGGGCGTAGCCGGTATAACCGGTATCGCGCCGCTCGTTGTGAATTTTAACGTTGCGCTTAACCTGCTCCTCCCGATCCGGACGTGGTACCGAGCGCTCCACCAGCTCATGCTCATCGAGGGAGTGAATAAGCTTTTCAGAGCCAGCCACATCAGCGAAAGCCCACGACGTCAGCCCGGCATTGTGGATGCGCAGGGCGAGATCGCTGTGCTCATACATGCCGCGACCGTAAACAGGATCGAAGCCGCCGACACGCTCAATCGCGCTGCGGTGGTAGTAGAGCATGACGCCGCGCTGGCCGGTGTAGGCGATATGCTGATCGTCGCGATACAGCACCGCGATATCGTTCAGCTTGCGCGCGCCAGCCAGATCGAGAAACTGATAAGCCAGATGTGGCTCGGGTGACTCGATGTAAGGCAGCCACCAGCCATCAGCGATCGGAAAAGCATCATCGTCCCACAGGAAGAGATGTTCGCAACCGGCATCCATCAACGCGGTGAGGCTGGCGTTCTTCGATGCCACAATGCCAAGAGATTTATCGTGCCGGATTAACTTCACAGTGTCGGGCACCACCGCTGGTGGTTGTGAACCATCATCAATGACGACCACCAGAGCGCCAGCAGGTAAATGCCGGAGCTGGTTCTCCAGCGCCTGGCTGAGTACGCCAGCGCGATTATGCGTTGAAATGGCTATGCCGATCCGGCTGGTGGTTGGCGCGCAGGCAGGTATATACGGGACACCATCAATGATTACATTCATGATGACCTCGTCAGCGTTCGTTAATCATCCGCCAGATAGAGCCACCAGGCTTGAGATGACGCTCAATCGCGTTTTTAACAATTGCCTCAACGCCTTCTGTGTGAGTTTTTAAGCTGAGTTGACCAGAGTTAATTAATGCTCCATGGATAAAGACTTGCCCATTCTCAACCGTAAATGGTGAAAGTTCCTTAAGGGACTCGCTCAGTCTTTTCGCCAGTCGCTGGCGTTTGATGTGCTCATGAGCTTCGAGGATCTCTTCAGTGGAGTAGTCGCTGCAGGTCGCAGTAAGACGGTCGGCTAGAAACATGACCTTCTGTTGATCACCCCCAATGCTGGTATTCATTCCCGCTTCGAACTTTACAGAAAGATTCTTAAAAGCTTCGCTGTTTCGAATCTTCTCATGCAGCGCATTGATAGCCTGGTGCGCCTGCGATGCGTCAACATTTATACCGATGGTGTAGTTTCGAGAGGCCACTTTCGCGGCACCGAAGCGAGTTTCAACGAGGAACTGGCGTGCATATTCAGCACCGCTCGGCGTCAGGAAAGTGAAATAGTCACGCTCTTTGAATTTCGTTGCAGTATGGCGCGTTTCTGCAAACCCGAGCTCGCGCAATTCGCTGGTACCAGCTTTTGACGGAAGATCGCCATCCTGCAGCGCGCCGCGAAAGAAAAGCGCGTGAATAACGTCCGCTGCAGCGCCAGACAATTCAACTTTCTTAGTGGACATAGGATTCACCCTTTTAGATGTGAGCCTGTCGCATGGGACAGCCGCCCGAGAAAGCAGCTTTCCCCAGGCTCACGACTGAAAGACTCTCGCTTGTTTAGCGCATGCGAGGCGCAATAAAAAAGCCACCTGCAAACGCGGGTGGCTGAGTAAGATTCAGAAGAATTTTATAATGAAATTATATCTTCCACTTTTCTGAAAATAGATCTTCATCTAATGGCATAGGATATGTTTGAGATTTCTGATACACCTCATAACTTACTGAAGTAAAAAACTCTTTCAACTCAGCCGTCTCAGTTTCGCTATGCGCATCGCTATAGATAAAAGCCATGACAAACGCATCTCGTCTGTTGTTGACGGCGTAGACTAAGAAGCTATTACTGGTTGGAACATGCTGGCAAGTAAATGAAGAAGAATAGATATTTTTCCACTTATCCCAAACTGACTTTTTACCTTTGACATCAACGAAGCTGTCTTCCGGCGTATAATCCTGAACATCTACATGGCTGTGACGTACATGAAGGTTTAAGAGTTCTTCAGGGCGGGCAAAGGCTGCATGTTTACCAAAATCAGGATGATAACCATTTAGCCAAAATTCTTTGAATGCGTCTGCAACACTCTTTAATGCAACATCGTTAACACACTGCTTGGTAAAATTTTTGGTATGAAAAATTTTCCCTTTAAAGGTATATGTTTGATTTGTATTACTCTGAGACGCAGACGAACTCATAATTGTCCTTATCATGACGGGAATCGTAAAAGGCTCTCGACACATGCAAAGCATGCTCTTTAGACATTACAACTTTTTTGAACGTCTCGCCTTGATCCATACAACGTCTTGCGGCAACACGTGCTCTCTGCAATTGCAGTTTTTCGTTGTTTCGCATGACATAGCCTCATAATAAAGTAAAAGCATTTCAAGTTCACGGGTAACTTTCGTTGCAACTGATTTGTTTACCCTTCAGGTAATTCTGCGTATGCATGACGACCCCGTCAAGATTTATTTTAAATGTTACGTCTCCTGATCTCCTACCTGACATACAGACAAATGTAATGTAAGGCAGGATAACGAGTAACGCTCTACTCATAGTTTGCTTAAAGTCATACTCTAGCGAAAGATAAGCCTGATGCTGGCAATGATCTTAGCCTTGTCCTTATTTAAAGCACTGTGAGTTGATGTAGTCCTGCAGATAGCCAACCTGCTTCGTCACTGTGGCGATTCGCTCTCTGAGGGTAAAATAATCGCATCAGGCTTGAGCTGTGAACTTAAGACGTCAAGCACTATCACAGGCACTCAGTGAATGCCTGCTGTAATGCCTCAGCAGTCTGCGTCGGGGCGGGCAACAGCACGACATGCCCACATGCAGGCTTCCTGCATTTTGGTGCGGGCAATAGCCAGGCAGCGCGCAGCTTCCTGCGCTTCAACAGAGTGATTCGCCGTCTCAGAAAGCTCAGCGCTTACGTTTTCACGTTCGGTATCGAGAAGGTTGCAAAAATGGCGACTGACACCTTTAAGGCGATTCATGCGCTCAATGTCGCCATCAGTTAAAGTTCGGTAGCCTTTTACGGTGCTGCCGTCTTGTGGTTTCGCTTCGCTCATAAAGCCTCTTTTCAAAGCACTGCGTTAGGTTTATCACCAGGATTTATCTGAATACCAACCGCTTACGCTTGCTGTATCAGGATATTGTGCAAAATTTAAAGCACCCCAACGTGGCTCCTACCCACACCAGGGGATAGCTCAGGGATGAGCTCGTCGTAGTTTCAAAACGTGACCGTTCAAATCAAGCATGTATTTATTGCAGCCCTCACCTGGAGGGCTTTTTTTTTGCGCAAACAATCAGCGAAAACAACGCAAATCAAAAAAGTAAATAAGAAACCTACTGATTTGACTTAGGTTGTATGTCTATTTATCCAGATTGCTCTATGCTTCGCTTGTTATACGTAACGAGCGACCGTTTTGGTCTCCCTTCCGAAGTGCCGGATTTCATTTCGGAGGGGACATTTTTTCCAGCCCGCCAGCAGCACGCTGCCTGCTCTCTTCAATCTGCCGGATGGCAGCACGATCGATATTGCATTGCCCCACCAGCCCGTATAACTGCGCACTGAGCTGAACACTGTCACCGAACGTCATTCCGTCCGGCGGCTCAGGCGCATCAATGCGGGAGGTCAGTTCTGCCGGCAGGCTGATTTGCGGCTGGCTTATTGTCCGGTACTCCACCTGCGGCTTTTGCTGCGGCGCGCAGCCGGTCAGCAGCATTGTCAGGCACGCGAGACTGGGCACACTTATCAGCTTCAAGGTATTGCTTAATTTCATTCTGTAGCTTCCGGTTTTGCTGTGCGGTTACAGTGCGCTGTTCAGTGACCTGACTCATCACTTCGTTCTGCTGCCTGACGGCGGTGACCAGCTCGCCCACGCTGGCGGCCAGTCCATCATTTTTCGATCGCAGATCGTTAATCTGGTCGTCTTTGCTGTTCGCCAGCTTTTCCAGCCGCTCATTGGTGGCAGTTAACTGGGCGTTGCGGGCATTCAGTCCCCACAGCGCAACGCAAATCAGGCCGATAACGATGATGTGCGAATAGTTCTTTATGAAGTTGATCGGGTTCATGTCAGAAACACCTCTCTTTCACGCTGGCGGCGCGGCAGGAGAATATCCGGATCGTTACCGGCGCGTTTCCACATCAGGAAAGCATCGGCCGCGCCGTGGTATTCATGGGCATTAAGCCGCTTAAGGACGGTGGAATCTTCAAAGGCATTTTTGCCGATATTGAAGACCAGGCTGCACAGCGCGTCATACTGATTCCGGGTAAGCGGCACTTTAACGCTGGCATTGATAGCTTTCTCAACCCAGGCGATATCAGCCAGGAGCAACGCGGTTGATTTCTCTTTGCTGATTGTCAGCTCTGGAGTGATTGCACGGCCATTCACCGGCCCGGTATGACCGACGCCGATTGTCAGAACGCCTTTCGTGTCGCGGTACGCTTTCAGGCGTTCGCCTTCTTCGCGCTTAATCAGGGCAATACCGTCAGGACTGATTTTCACTGTTATCTCCCGTTCTGCGGCTGATCCACCCGCGCAGTTTCTCGCTGATGTAGTCATTGCCAACATACCCGATGTACACCGCAAAAACCTGAGCGGCTGTATCAGGCACGTTCCAGTTAAGAACGCCCCCGACCACCTGAAGCGTCGGCGCGGCGAAGAATGCCAGCGCGCTGCACGATACGGCGTCGAGAACACGCTTACTCCATGAGGACTGTGCATAGGCGCTGCGCAGCAAAGAAAACATGCCCGCAACGCCCGCATATCCCCATTCTGTTTTGTGGCTGTATAGCCAGGCGATAAGACTTGCCCAGAAACCAGCGTCTTTGTCCGGCATACGTTTCATCTCCACCTCCGCCTGTAAAGGGTCGGTGCTGTGCGTGAGTTAAAGGGTCAGGATCCGGGGCTGCATGCTACTACGTAGTTCTTTGATTGTTTTCCGGATGCCTGAAATGAAGAAGGCCGCCAGATGGCAGCCTTAAAAGGTTCGTGGGATAAAGATTGGATAGTTGAGATCGGCGATATGACAGGGGTACTGGTGCAAAGCACCCCGCGAATACCCCTGTCGTATCGCCGGAAAGAAAAAGCCCCGAATGACGGGGCTTAAGTCTTGTTCATATTGTCGCTTCTCATCGCTGCCATCGTGGCGCAGCTCTGCCAAGCATGAATGGATTATCTGATTTTTTGGCTCGTTTTCAACTTAAATGTAAGTTGTCAGCACTAAAAGCTAAAAAGCCACCTAAGACGACAGCAAATTTCGCGAAGCCAGAAAGACCTTGGCTCTGAAAATTTCCAGGCACCAGCGCACACGCTTTCTGGCCTCACAGTCCGTTAACCATGGTGCCATAGCCTGCAGATCTCTGGTGATATCCGAAATCTTTTTGCGGGTGGTGTAGTACTGAAGGCCGACGATATATACCGGGTCGTTTAAATCAAGCGCCGTCAGTACTGATTGCTCGACAAAATCAACATCGTCATTGTGCAGAGCGTTATCGATGACGCTGCTTGCCTGCTGGGGCCAGAGTATTGCCTGCGCACGATTCATTGCCTGCTGCCCTTTAAAGCCTTCTTTACGGGCCTGCTCCAGCGCGCTGGTAAAACGCTCAAGTGCTTTATCAGACCAGTTCCCGCCCTTAATAGCATTCCAGCATCCATGCCCGCGTGGCATGCGAGGGCCGGTGCTCCCGCTGACTCCTTCTCCCCAGGTGCTGAGCAGTGACTTAATCCATGCCGACTGAATGCCGGTAAGGAGAGTACATCTCCCAAGCCAACTTTTTCTTGGCGCTGCAGCAGCCCTTTCCAGAGCTGAACGGTGCATACGCTTTTGACGAGGTGTCATTATTTTTATCTCCACAATTTACGCCAGCGCGCCGATAGCCAGTGCGCGATCGATAAAACGAAACAGCAGCTCCAGCTGGCTGCCGTGCTTTTCTTCAAATGCCACGGTGTCAGCGTGCAACGCGTCGTGATGCGCTCTGCAAAGCGGGATCACAAACAGGTCGTGCGCCTTCGTACCCATTCCACCCTGCCCGTAGCCTATCAGGTGATGGGGGTCGTCTGCCGGGTTGCCACAGCACATGCACTGCTGCGTTTTAACCCAGCGGGTGTACTTCTCACTCTGCCAGCGGCGGCGCTTCGGGCGCAGCATGAAGGATTCCGGCGTTTCCGGATCGACATTCAGCGCCAGCACCTGCTTAGCCACCTCCTCAACTATCTCGCGCCCGAGAAGTTCGCCAGGCACCAGCTCTGTTTCGCGGGTGACGGAACGGATCACCGGCTTCGGCATTCTCAGCACCTGCCGGGCGGCATCTTCCGGAAGGGCATCGGCCAGGCCATTACGCGCGAGCCACCAGCAGAACTCCGGCAACGTAAGCGTATGCGAATCGTCGAAACCCAGTTCACGGCGTGCGGTGGTGAGGATATAAGCCGCGCAGTTCGCCCGCGCCATGTGCGCCAGTTGCTCTGTTGTCTGCTCCCGCAGCAGGTTGTCGCAGTGCCAGCACAGGCGAAGCGCGCCGGGCGCGTGGCGCAGCGTGGTGATGTTCTCGGCGTGCCAGGACTCATGCGGCCACTGGCATTTACCGCTCTCCATCAGCCAGCTTTCCAGCCCGCCGATGCCGCCGGCACGGCGCAGCACAGCGTCATTTTCAAAAACACCAGCGAGCGCAGGATCCTCTGCCAGTGGTTGCTCTGCTGGTGGCAGTTCCCCGTTGGGCATACCAGCCAGTCGCTCCGGTTCATTTTCCAGCAGCATGCGCCCGCGGCGGAAGTACATCAGCAGGCTGGCGCCCGGTCTGAACATGACGAGACCCAGCTCTGCCACGACGATCGGATTAAGCAGCACCCTCATTTCACTGCTCCCAGTGTTGTCGGTTGGAATAAGCTGATCGTGATTTCGACGCTGCCACCCTTCACTATCGGCCCCCACTCCACCAGCATCTTTTTCACCTGACTATCGTCCTCCCACACGCCGGCATGCGTCAGTGCATCGAAAAGCGCCTTGTTGTAGTTGTCGATGTCCCGGCGGCGCGCGTCAGGCGGAAAAAGCAGGATTTCTACGGTTGCGAGCTCGGTTGACGGCTTCGGCAGGCGGCGCAACTGCTCGATGATTGCCGCACAGGCTGCGCTCTGAAATGCACGACCAGCAGCACTGATGAGATGGCGTCCCTTGAGCGGCCCCTTATTCGGAGCGCGCCAGTAGGTGTTCACGCTCGGCGGAAACGGCAGGATCAGCTTCATAAGGCTACCCCGCGTATTTTCAAAAATGAGATCGCCTGGTCTCTCGCATCTTCTTCGCCGGTCAGCAGCGAGCGCAGTAGCGAAACTGCTTCATCTTCCGCGCCCAGGCTGTTGATGGAGATACCGCGGCACACGCCCGGTAAAAGGGTGATAGCGCCTTTACTCTGGAGGCATCGCAGCACTTCGGTTGCCGCGTTCGGCGATGCTGCGCCCATCAGATCGGCTACTTCCTTTTGCGTAGGCGGGATCCCATGCTCCTTATGGAAAGCCACGATCAGGCTCAGTATTTGCTGCTGGCGGGCGGTTAACAGGTTCTTTTTCACACTGCCTCCTCAGAGAATGGCCACGATGTCAGCAGCGTTTTCCCGCGTGCTGGCTTTGCTGGAAATGGACCGACGGGCGCTGACGTGATGCAGCGTGAAGCCGTGCTGCTCGTAAAGCTCAATAATCCGTGGCGCCGTTGAGTTGCTGATCACCACCCGTGCGCCGCCCTGATGCGCCGCAACACATGACTCAACCAGTGCCACCTGGTCAGCCCATACAAAGCCACCAGCGGCATAGTTCGTGAAACCCGCCGTGCCCGGTAATGGCTCATATGGCGGATCGCAGTAAACGACATCGCCCTCGCCCGCCAGCGACAGCGTGCGGTGGTAACCGGCGTTCATGAATACGCAGTTGGGCGCCACCGCGGCAAAAGCCAGCAGCTCTTTATCCGGAAAATACGGGTTAGCTTTTTTACCCCAGCCGACATTGAACTCGCCGGTGCGGTTGTAGCGGATCAGACCGTTGAAGCAGTGGCGGTTCAGGTAGAGGAAAGCGGCGGCGCGCTCCGGTCCGGTCATCTGCTGCGCGTTGAATGCCTGGCGAACGGCGAAGTAACCCGGCTCGTCACTCATTTCGGCAAACAGCTGGCGTGCCAGCAGCGTTACCTGCTCTGGCACTACGGCAAGCATCTGATAGAGGTTAATCAGATCCGGATTGGCATCTGCCAGCAGGAATCTCTCGTGCTTATCGGTATTGAGGAACACTGAACCGCCGCCGACAAAAGGCTCAATCAGCCGGGCACCCGCCGGAATGAGGCGATCCAGTTCAGGCATCAGGGAATATTTTCCACCAGCCCATTTCAGGAACGGACGCTGCCATACGCGCAGCGATAATTTTGACGCAACGTATTTGGTTTCAGTGCCAGTATCTACAGATTCACATTGCATCAGTTCACCACCCGAAAGCCTGCAGGGCGCTGGGAATAATCGGCGTCGGCATAACTACCCGGGAATAACGGGTCCTGGCGGGAGCCTTTGGCTGCCGGGATTAGCCATGCATCTTCGAAATGACGGTCTGGACCAAAGAACGTTTTAGCCTGTTTGACGAATTCGGTACCCGTCTTCCCTGTCTGGCTGACAAACGCCGCATAGCGTTTAAGGCCTTCCAGCATGTCATGTGGTGCGACACCCTCACGAATGCGGGCATCCCATGCTTTCAGAGCCGCACTTTTTGAATTACCACCTGCACGCTTTGGATAGAGCGCCCAGGCCTGTTCGAATAAGTTATTAGTGACTGATTCTTTGACTGGTTCAGATAAGTGACTGATTCCGGGTGCAGCTCCTGCACCACTAACCGGTGCAGCATTTGCACCACCTGGTGCAGCAGCTTCATCCCCTGGCGCAGCAGGTGCACCAGAGGGTGCAGCATTTGCACCAGTGCGCAGGTTGAGGGTGTAAACGTTCGTGCGGTTCAGACCGTTGGAAGATTTACGCTCCTCGACGGACACGAAACCATCTTCAACCAATTTTTTGATATGGTTTTGAACAGAACGCTCTGAAATTTCGCACTGATCTGCGATATAGGGAACGGAGGGCCAGCATTCGCCCTGGTCACTCGCATTATCGGCAAGTTTTATCAGCACGAGCTTGCGGAGTGGATTGCCCACCTTCGCTTTCATGGCTCTTACCATTAATTCCATGCTCATCTGAACCTACCTCAAACTCTCTGTAATCGCGCTTAAAGATATGGAGTGGGCTGAAGCATTCATGGGGGTAGTCAGTCCGCAGATAGATAACGCGGCGCGATTCTGGCTCCCACCGTATGACACGGACGGGGATGCCTCTCCTGTCACGAAACCACCTGTCGAGTTCACGCATTCGGCTTTCTCCCCCTGGCTGTTAAAATCACCTACAACCCACTCAGCAAACGGGTAGCTGACAGGCTCAACTGCGCCCTGTACTCTTACCCCATACACGAACTGCACCGGGCCTTTACCGCCGGTAACAGGAAGCGCTACAAGTTGCGACCTGCGGTACTGTGTTGTTAAACTGTTCATGCGTAGGTATCTCCACTTTGATCGACACGCCACGACGCCAGGGGCTGCAACCCGCTGGCGTCACTTCTTTTTGCGACTGAATAACGCGATAATCGCGGCAATCTCTTCTTCACGCGCGGCCATATGGCGGCGGTGATATTCCATAATTTCTTCGGCTTCATGCTGCTCAATCACTCCATCTTCCAGCGCCTGCTGGATAATCTGGTCAACGTGTCCGCGCGCTGCTGCAGTTCTCATCGAACGGCTGAAAAGGTCAACGCGATCGAGGTCTTCCATGCTCGGCTGTTCCACCAGCAGGCATCCGCGGCGCCGGGCAAAGTAGTCAGCCAGGCAAGAGGTGTTCGAGATGTCCTCCATGGCTTCCAGCTCGGAGGCCTCGAAGAAACGGCAGCCGTTCTTCTCGTACAGGTTGTTGTTGAACTGCGTCATGCTCATGCCAAGTGCACCAGCCATCGCCTCGCGCCCGCCCGGGTAGGCTTTACACATCGCCTTAACAACAGTTTTTAAAGTGTGCTCTACCATCTTGTTTTTCCTTTGGTAGTTACCGTTACGCTGCGTTTTCTTTAGGATTCAATTCAGGCCAGATCTTCGGCCAATCGCTTGGGTGAAGATCTTTTCTGCTTACTGCACCAGCTGAGTTGGACTCAATCAAAACTGATAAAGCCGGGCCTAACTTCTGCCCTTTACTGATAGCCTTGCGAAGATATTCAATCGTGGTCTCGCAGCTTTCGGCGAACTCACGCTGTTTATTCAACGCCAGACTGTTGAGATACGTTCTTAACGTTTCCATGAAGCCTCCATTGGGTAACAGTGAAAGTATACCTAGGAGTATATTTTATTCAATACTCATAGGTCATTTACCTAGGGGTAAATTTTCGTAAGATGCCGGCATGAAAGAAAATACGAACAACGCAATTTACGAAGTCAGGCGCAAGAAGCTTCAAGAGCTGGTATCGCGTCATGAAACGCAGAGGAAATTTGCAGAAACAGTGGGCATGGATCCTACTGTCGTTTCGCGCATGCTTTATCCGGAAGGAAAAGCAAATAAGAGAAACATTGGTGAGCAGGCAGCCAGGCAAATAGAAGATGCACTAAAGCTGCACAGAGGCTGGATGGACGGTCTTGCTGATAAAACTGATAATAACGTTTCTTATGCAGGACTTAACGAACCACAAGGGGCTTATCCGGTAATAAGCTGGGTGAGCGCAGGGCAATGGATGGAAGCTGTAGAACCTTATCATCGTCGCGGTATTGACCGTTGGTATGAAACAACTGTTGAATGTTCAGAGGACTCTTTCTGGCTTGATGTTAAAGGCGATTCTATGACATCCCCTGTCGGACTGAGTATTCCAGAAGGAATGGCAATTCTGGTTGATCCTGCTGTTGAACCACGCAGCGGAAAACTTGTGGTAGCTAAGCTCGACTCTGAAAATGAGGCAACATTTAAAAAATTAGTTGTAGACGCCGGCCGAAAATTTCTGAAGCCCTTAAATCCTCAGTACCCAATGACAGAGATTGACGGCAACTGCAGAATTATAGGCGTTGTAGTAGATGCAAAAATCACTAATCTACCATAATCGCCAAGTCAGAATGTAGCCAGCAAAGACAATCTATCGCCTTGATTAATCAATAAATAAGTCTACCCAAAATACCTAGCAAAATATGTTGCTGTGAATCTTTCCTCTTAGTCACAGCAACAACACTTCATTTTTCACCCGTTTCAAACCTCATTTAAATTAACCATCAAATCAATATCTTACTTACTACGCACACAAAATATACCTTTAAGTATTTACAACCAAATATACTTGAAGGTATATTTTAATTCACGGCGTATGGCACATGCGTCGAAGCGGTCCACAGCCTCCCTTGAAGTACTGCATTGGGCTTGTGGGTAGCCGGAATGTGCAAGCCAGGCATGCGCCATACGGCGACTCACCATCGCGGCGATACGGTGTGACACCTCGGAAGAGACGAGGACGCAACAGGAGAGAGCACTAACGAGCAAGGCATAAACTCCGGTTCGACTCCGGGTACCACGATTCTTGTGGTGATGGGCAGGGAAAAGGTCTGTTCGATTCGGACACCGGTAGTGCTCTCCCCGTTGTGGTGAATGCGGCTCAGCGCGCGCGGGACAGTTAACAAAGTCTTTATCAGGTGGTTTGGTACCCGATCGCACGTAACTGGATGCGATCACCGGGAGGCACCCGGCACCACAAAGTAACAAAACGCAGTGTGTAGTCATTGGCGGCATCGGATCTTATTTTCCCGTGAAGGTGCCGCACTTTTTTCGCATAGATGCAAGCGCGCTCCGGCACTCTCCCTCAAGTGTCTGGTCGTTAATGCAAACTCCTTCCGGAGCGCGCTTACATCTGTGTGGAGATACCAGGACGGTTGCAGCCGCCCGCTTCATTAAGCGCCCTTCGCTGTTCCGGGCGTTTATTAAAGCGAACCCATTTTTATTAATCGCCAGCCGGCGAGGGATTCGTGCAACCAAAAATCGCGCGTTGCAGCGCGCAGGAGATACCAACATGCGAATGAATGCCAAAGAGCTGATCGCCGAAGCCAGAGTGACAGCCCCTACTCTGCCACCAGCAGCAGCAAAGTTAATGGCCGCTATGGCAGACCGTGTCGATGTTCAGTTCGTGGTGCTGTGCGAATCGCGGAACGAGGCAAAGCAGCTGGCAGGAGAGAATGCTCTGATGAAGTCGGCTATTAAAACTCACAGCGAATCAGTCCACTTCTGCGTGGGTTGTGGCAAAGATGATCCATGCAGCAATGATGATGTTTGCTATGCACTCGAAGAAACGCCAGCCACTGATGCATTCCTCGCCTCCCTGCGCGCAGAAGCTCGCAAACAGGGCGCTGTGTTTGCAGCAAACAGAATGCTGGCAGCCTGGGATGCTGGTTTTATTGAAGACACACCAGAAAACGCGGCAGATATCGCCCGAGCAATTCTGATGTCTACGGAATTTATGGACGAAGCACCCGATGGTGATTTCGATCGTTCTTTCGCTGATGAAGTGCTTGAGGCCATCGCCGCCCAGCTGCGCAGCAAATCGGAGGTGCAGTCGTGAGCAAATCCAGTATGGAATATTACTTCGAATTCCCTGCTTCTTATGGAGTGCAGGGCGATACGAGAGTGCTCTTGATGTCCGTTCCCGGCCGCACGCTAACCCGCATTCTTGCATCCGACAACTTTGGGCACACGCTGGAACGCTCACAGCGCGAAATTAACAAAAGCCGGGTGAAGAAGTTTTACGACTACCTCGTTTCCGCCCATGAGAAAAAAGAACCGTTCATCATTCCGCCCCTGGTCGGCAACTGCGAATCTGATGTGGAATTCACTGAGGTTGGGAACAGCAACTTGGGGATAGTCCGTTTCCCCATGGATGCAATCATCAAGCTGTTTGATGGCCAGCATCGTGCGGCGGGCATTTCACAGTTTTGCAGAACGCATGGTGAGACACTTTTTGTGCCTCTCATGATTACGCTGCAGCTGCCACTCAAGACGCGCCAGCAGTTCTTCTCCGATATCAACAATAACGTCTCTAAGCCGTCTGCTGCCATCAACATGGCATACAACAGCAGGGACATTATTGCCCAGAGCATGATCACTTTCCTCAGAACGCACAGCATATTTTCGGAGGTGACTGACTTCGAACACAACGTTGTGCCGGCTAAAAGCGAATTGTGGATCAGTTTCAAAGCCCTGAGTGACGCAACGGCGAAGTTTAAAAGCGCGGGCGACTCTTCCCTGTCTGAAGGTGATGTTTATGACCTTTGGGAAGCCTGGCTAAAAATGACTGCGATGGAAGGTATAAGGCACGGCGTGTCGCCTGCGGAATATAAACGCGATTACATCCAGTTCCATGCAGTCATGATCAACGCGTTCGGCTATGCCATTCAGGAACTGCTTAAACGTAAACCGGTGCATGCGGTTATGCTGATGATCGATGAGCTAGTTGATAAAGCCTCTATGGCTGATCTGGAAAACTTCTTCCTGATTTCTAACTGGTCAGGCATCTGCGCCAGCACCGAGAAAGAAAGAGCAACTGTCATTGCGAGCGTTCCTGCTCAAAAAGCTGCAGGGCAGCGACTGGTAGCTGCCATCAGCTCGGGCTCGTTTGTGACGGACAACAATGGAGGGCGTGGGTGATGGCAGCAGAAATCATCGACCAGGCCAATGCTCTGGTAGAGCTCACCATGGAGCATGCCTTAAAGCGCATTCGCATCGACCGTGACGCAGTATCTGCGGAGCAATGCGAAGCGTGTGGCGTGGACATTCCTGAAGCGCGCCGCGCTGCTGTTCCCGGCTGCAAAACCTGCGTGGATTGTCAGCAGCTTAACGAACTGCGGGGAGGCAAACATGCTCGCTAAATTAATCGCGCTGCTGAACGGCATCAGGCCGGAAAGCAGAGAGTTCGATTACACCCGGCAACACTGGGGCAACGCCCTCCACTTCGTTCGCGGCTTCAAGCCGAAGGGGAAAATGGAGATCACCGGCCACTTCTTCGGCGCTGGCCTGATTCACGAGAAGAAGCCCAAGAAAGGCGACACATTAACTATCGCTTTGACCGGCACCCGGATCGGCGTTCTTCGTATAAAGGCGATAGAGTTTTACAACGATCCGCGCGACATGTTTTACGCCACTGTTACTTTCGAGGGCATGAAGCCATGACTAACAACGACGAGCTGGCGATGAAGCTCAAACAAACAGCGCAGTTAGTTCACGATAACGAGCAAATTTCCAACTACGGAAAGCTCGAAGCCTGGAAGGTTCGTTTTCGTCATACCGCATCCCCAGTCAACATCCTAGCCCTGCTGGCAGAGCGTGACGCCGACAAGAAGCGCATCGCTGAGTTTCAACGTCAGGAGCATTACCGTACACGCCAAGCGGTGATCGATGGCCTCGCGGCTTCTGGTGAGTGCTGGGATGACATCAAAGAATACATGGAGAAGTGGGACGCCGAAGCGGAACGCATCAAACTAAAAGCGGAGGAGTAATGCCGAGAAAACTGAAGCTGCGGCGACATCGCCGACTGCGCGAAGATGTGATCTGGTGGCGCGCTGAAGCAATGGACTGTAAAGCGCGCGTGCTGGAGCTGGCGAACCTGCTGGAGGAAGCCCGCAGGCAGCGCGTACCGATGCCGGTGCTGGTCCCGGCCAGGATAATCAAGCAGGTGGATCCGGCCACCAGCGAACCGAAGATTTGTATCAGCTGTAACGACGGCGCCCGCCACGGGTGCTCGTCATGTGCCTACAGACTTAAATAACCGGTTGCAGCCGGTGTGGAGAATCTATGCTGAACCTCGACTGTGTACCCATCTCAGCTTATTGCAAAGTAACTGGCGAGACACCTGAAGCCATAACAAAACGCGTGCAGCGCGGCGTTTGGTTTGAAGGCGTTCAGGTGCTGAAGGTTGAAGGCGTTAAGGAAAGATGGATTGATCTGGATGAGGTATCCAAATGGGCAAGACAGAATCGCCAAAACTCCCGCGTGGTGTGACCGTAAGAAAACACAGCCAGGGCGAGACGATTAATATCACTTTCACTTATAAGGGGGTCAAATGTCGTGAGCCCCTTTCAAATCTGGAAGTGAATAACAAAAACCTGAAATATGCCGAGAGAACTCTCGGCGAAATTCATAATAAAATTGAGCGAGGGACATTTATCTATGCTGAATATTTCCCTCGTTCATCCAGACTGAAGATATTTGGCAACGCTGCCACTGGTAAAACAGTAAAAATGTATCTTGATGAATATCTCTCGATATGCGAGACACGAAAATTATCACCCTCAACCATCAACGGTTATAAAAAATGCCGCAGTGCGTTAAGTGACCTTCATTCATTTCCTGCGAGCGAACTTACGCCTGCAGCAATGAAAGCATGGATCCAAAGCCGCACTACGACACTTAAAACAATAAGAAACCAACTATCTTTCTTACGCTCAGCTCTTGATGAGGCGGTAACAGATGGAGTGCTGCAAATTAATCCTGTATCGCTGGTCACAGCTTCGCGGTACCAAAGCGATAAATCGACCACAGATAGTGACTACATAGTAGATCCCCTGTCGCCTGCAGAAGTAGATGCACTTCTTGCATCAGCAGGTAACAAACAGTGGGAAAACTTGTTCATGTTCGCCATACAGACCGGTTTACGCAGTTCGGAACTCTGCGCGCTTCGCTGGCGCGACATTGATTTTATCGGCAAGACTGCACATGTTCAGAATGCGAGTGTTGTAGGGGTGATCAAGGGGACAAAAACGAAGGCGGGTACACGTAAAGTTGAGCTGAATGAGATAGCCATGGCGGTGCTTGCCGCACAGAAAGCTTTTACCTTCATGAAGGATGCAACGATTTTTGAGGATCCCAAGACGAGTAAGCCATGGGCCAGCGCTGACGCCATTAGAAAAAAAGCGTGGGTGCCGACGTTACGCAAAGCGGGGCTCCGATATCGCAACCCTTACCAGACCCGTCACACTTTCGCCACACGTCACATAAGCCAAGGAGCGAACCTGTTCTGGCTTGCTGGTCAGATGGGGCATAAAGGGCCAGAAATGCTTTTCAGGCATTATGGATCGTATCTGAAAGAGTATGACGGGAACACGGAAAAAAGACCCAAGCTGGTCGGCGGCGGGACATGAAAGGAGCCGTAAAGGAGCCGTGGAAAAATTAGCAGAAAAAAACTTATTTTTATTCAGCTAATTGCATTATTTCGGACACGGGTTCAACTCCCGCCAGCTCCACCAAAATTCTCCATCGGTGATTACCAGAGTCATCCGATGAAGTCCTAAGAGCCCGCACGGCGCAAGCCCTGCGGGCTTTTTTGTTTCCTATAGACATTTCCCCCTAACGGTCAAATATTGTTTATTAATGCTTGCGTTACATGCAGCATGCTCAACAGGGAACCAAAGCGCCCTAACCCAAGATTAATCCTATTCTGTAAAGCCTTGGTAAAATTTTTACAAAGTCTGTAGTAAAGCAGCTTCCTGTTGCAGTTTAATAAGCGCCATTATGCCTATCAGGAGATACCAGGAAGGGACCTCCCATCCAGTAGTTCTTTCATGCCAAACCGTATAACAATTCAAACGCCCATCGATGGGCTTCTTTTCTGGAAAATGTCAGGTCATGAGGCCATTTCGCAACCATTCTCACTCAATGTCGTGCTGCTAGGTACAGATGCACGGATCGATCGCAGCGCGTTGCTAGGGCAGCCGCTTACTGTAACAATCCCAACGCAAAACGCCTTAAGCCCAAGATACTTTAATGGAAAAGTTACCGGCGTTGCGGTAAGCGCGGTTGAATTATCCGGAAGCCGTTATGCAGCCTATACGCTCACGGTTGAGTCTGATCTATGGCCGATGCAACGCGATCGTAATATGCGCATTTTCCAGGAACAAACGGTACCGCAAATTGTTAAAACCCTGCTTGCTGAATATCAGGTCAATGTTGAAGATGCATTGATTGAAAACCATCGGGTTTGGGATTACAGCGTCCAGTATCAGGAAAGTAGCTTTGACTTTATCAGTCGCTTAATGGAGCTGGAGGGGATTGCATACTACTTCCGGCATGAGAAGGAGAAGCATACCCTTGTGCTGGTTGATTCCGCTGAACAATATCAGCCTGCGAAAGGTTATGAAATAATCCCTTACCAACATACTCCGTCCGGTGGTAGCACGACGACCGAAGGCATCGCTCAGTGGGCTATCGCAGACTTCGTGACGCCGGGCCTTTACAGCCTGGACGACTATGATTTCCGTAAACCTAATGCATGGCTGCATCAGGCTCGCCAGAATCCCTCCTCCCCGCACCCCGGAAAAATAGATGTTTATGACTGGCCGGGGAGATTTGTTGAGCATGGACACGGCGAAACGTATGCGCGGATCCGCCAGCAGAGATGGCAAGTAGAACATCATCGTATTAATGGAACTGCGACGGCGCTCGGCATTGCGCCAGGCACGACTTTTGTATTAAGCAATGCCCCCTTCTTTAGTGATAACGGTGAATATCTCACAACTGAAGCCCATTATCAGTTTGAGGAAAACCGCTATGCCAGTGGCGCGGACAATAATACGCATCACCAAATCGATTTCTCCGTCATTCCATCAACGGTGGTATTCCGACCTGCTCAAGCCACATCCTGGCCGAGAACATATGGACCGCAAACAGCGAAAGTCGTTGGCCCGCAAGGTGAAAGTATTTGGACTGACAGGTATGGCCGGGTAAAAGTTAAATTCCATTGGGATCGTCAAGGTAAAGGTGATGATACCTGCTCTTGCTGGGTACGGGTTTCAAGTGCCTGGGCAGGGCAAGGGTTTGGTGGGGTACAAATTCCTCGTGTTAATGATGAGGTGGTCATCGATTTTATTAACGGAGACCCGGATCGTCCCATCGTAACAGGCCGTGTTTACAATGAAGCCAGTATGCCGCCCTGGGAGTTGCCAGGCGATGCCACCCGTATGGGCTTTATGACACGTAGCAAAGATGGGAATAAAGACAATGCCAGTTATCTGTTCTTTGAAGATCGGATTGGGGGTGAGACGGTAGACCTGCATTCAGAACGAAATATGAATATTTCCGTTGAAAATGATAAGTCAGTAAATATCGATGGTCATCGTACAACTAAAATAGGCAAAACCCAAAATGACGAGGTCGTCGGAGATGCCTCTTTCTATTACCAGGCGAAACGGACGACGACTGTTGATAAGGAAGAAACGGCGACGTTTAATCAGGGCACAACAATAACCATCTCGAAGGGACGTAAACTGACAATCACCGATAGTGGTGATATTTCTGATATTAAAGGAAATGTTACAACAACAATTGATGGCTCGGTTGATACGAAAATAAAGAATGGTTGGCAATACCTCACCCTCGAAGATGGCAGTATGTGGGTCAAGATCTCCACGGGTGGGCGCGGTGTTGAAATTCAAAATGGTGATGAACTACTTGTTCACAGTGGTGGACAAAAAAATACGATTACCGGTGGTGTAAATACAACGATCACAGGAAACTGGGAACAGAAAATAACTAACGGTGACATTACTATTTCAACGCCAGGCACCATAACAATTAAAGGTGGCACCAAGGTTGATATACAATCCCCTGACTGGTATGAATTCAAAGCCATTGCTCTGGCATTGAAATTGAATGAGACCTCTTTTGGTTTAACTGAGATAGCCTCCAGGGGAGTCAAATATGAAACCAATCCGGTTCAATTCAAAACAAGAGGCGGTGGTGGTGCGCGTTTTGAAATGCTTGGCAATTCAATCGCTTTTAACACGCTGTCTTTAAAGACCGCTATGCTAAATATCATTACATGAGGTTTTCAATGTCCAAGTACTCTGGAATCATCGCAATGATAGGGCCTTGCGTTATACTCGGCTTTATTATTTTATTTATATTTAAAGGTTATTTCCTGCACAGGATAATCAAAAAAGATCCGGTCTATGCCAAGGCGAAAATTGTCACTTACTTCCCGAAAACGCCAAATGAAAAAGGTCGCCTTGATATCGTCATGACTTACAACTTCGTCGCGGACAATAAAACCTATACCAAAGAGCAGCAGATATTAAATATCAACACCCTCGACCTGAATGAATATCATGTGGGTAAAGAAGTGCCGATTGTCTATTACCGCAAAGATCCTAATTACAGCAAAATCGATGTGTATGATGAGAGCCTGCGCAATTAATCTCATACCAAAAATTAGCGTATAAATCAGAATCTACTGAGGGGCGCTTACCGCCCCTTTTGAATGGTTCGAATCACCAGGCTACCGTCAATTAAACCTTCAAAACCATTAAACAAAATAACCCCCAGCTCTAAACCCCCCTCACCCCTTCCCTTACGTTATCAATCACCGCCCTGGCCTGTTCCAGTTGCACACGCAGTTCATGCACGGTGTCATTATCGGGAATCAGCACAATGCAGCCTTTCGATATCTGCACCGTGACATGCACGCCGGTTTCAAAGCCTGCTTCGCGCAGCCATTTGCCTTTCAGTTGCAGGGCGGGTGTGCTGGTGTCGCCGCGGTTCGGGCGGTAGCCGACAATACAGTGGCGCTGGGTTTTGGTAAGGGTTTTCGTCATAAGACATTCTCCAATGGCAGTCATAATCTCCGCCACCAGAGAGGTCAAACTCATGGGAGGCGGGCTGAACGGGGTTGACCTTACCGGCCCATCGGATACCGGCGCGTCTCGCGACGCCCCCGCCCGGCCCACCATTGAGATGTAACCGAACGCACAACAGAACAGCTCTGTTGCCGATGAGGGTTTTCAGGAGGTCAATCCCGACGCCTGCTGTGGCAGGCGCTGCCAAACAATAAAAAGAAAACCCTAAAATCAGCAAGGAAAAACCGCTCTATAGTAACGCGTCGTTTCGAAACTGGAACCCTTCCCGCAAAACTTCAGAGCAATGGCTGCACACTTACTCTTTACGCTACATCAAAATGCACTCAGGAGAGACTCACCGTTGATAAGAACAGAAACCGCCTGAAGACCTCTTAGCCCCAAAACTAACCAGGCTCATTTTCCGCATGGCCTAAATCGCCTTCAGCAAATTCATCGTAAAGAAGTGTTCATTTTGTGATCTGCATCCAGGTTTCCTTGCATTGCTTACCTGTCGGAGTGCCTTCTCTGTACTCCTGTTCCAATAAAAACAGGTATGCTTATCACAATTACGTTATTTTGACCGTCTATCAGGTGACACAATGAGCAACGCTGTTATTTTCCTAAAAGAAGTTCATGTCCTGGCACAAAAACTCAGCTGGATTAATAGTGATGCTGTCGTTGATGAATTAAAAGAGTTAATTATCAAAAATAGTAGCCTGCTAAATGATGATGAGATAACAGCGTCGTTTATTAACACGCTTATTTATTGTGCGGAAAAAAACGTTACCCCTGAAGACGTTGATAATCTGATATCGAGCTTAGACAACTTCTTTGTCAATTTCCTCTTAATGCAATCCTGTCATGTATATTTTGTAGGAAAAAGCTGGGACACCTATCGGCTTAATGTACTGTTCCTTCCACCCAATATGGGAAAAATTACGCTTTTTGAAATTGATGCAGATACTGATCCGGCAAGCATAAAAATAAACCCGGAGGACGACTCACTCATTCCAGTGGTTATCACGGATCATATAGGCTTCAACTTTATTAAAAATAACAATATCAAGCTCCCCGAGGCGCTTACCACGTTACTGCTGCCCGAAAAGAAAAGCACGCATCTGGATATGGATGTTGGATTTATCCCTCTTCTCAACGCGCGTTATCAGAAACTTAACGGCGAGGCTGAAGTAAAGAGCGTAATAATAGGATCATCCTACGCATACCAGGGGTTCCCGGATGCTTTATTAGATAAAGCAGTCAATCTTTCTATGTTCTCTGGGGATTTTACGTGGACATACAGCCTGATAAAACACATAACCGACACCACCAGCATTAGAAACTTCATCCTCTGCGTGGGGCTGTATGACGCTTTTTATGAGCTATCGATGGGGGCGTCGCCGATGTTCCCTGTGGCGCGCTATTTCTGCAAAAGCCAGGATATCGAATACAATTACAGAAACAAAAACGAAGCGTTAAATCAGACACCCATCACGCAGCACATATTAGGCCCTCTGGATCTGCTTGTTCAGCAAACCTATAAAAACCATATTTATCCGCAATTCTCCAATGATGAAGAGTTAGCCACGCTGGACAGATTGCTGCAGGATGAGTCGGCAGTAAAAAAATCCCTGGATTTCATCAATGGCAGAAGTTCCCGCACGGATTTCACATACTCCTCCTCAGAAATTCTCAATCGGGTATCGGAGCTATCAAGAAATTATCAACGAAAGCACAGCTTTGAGAACAATAAGCGTGTCATGTCATCGCTGACTACGTTAATAAAAGAAAAAAACGCAACGCTTAATATTATCGTAATGCCGTTCACTGAATTCTATATCGAAAATTACGACAAAAACCTGAAAGATGAAACGCTGGCATATTTGAAAAGCGTTACCGATGACAACAATATCTTTATAACGGATCTTAATAAGCTTAAGACATTCGCGCCTGAAGATTTTTACGATGCCGACCATTTAAACTTCAACGGTGCAATAAAAGTCTGTGAGATGGTCAAAGCGTTAGGGTTCGACATTTAA